GTACCACCATCTATAGCAGTGATTGTGACTGCACCACTTGAAACTGTGAAGTTTGCAGAAGCAAAACTTGCAATACCCTTATTAGAGTCAGTTGCATCTTCTCCAGCTATTGTGATACTTCCATCCGCATTAGTCACATCGATACCTTCACCAGCAGTTAGGGTTCCAGCTGCAAAGTCACCGTTAGTACCGTGACCAATTAACACCTGACCTGCTGTTGGAGCAGACCCGTCTACTGAGGTTATAGACCCTGAAAGAGCAAGACCAGTTGCTTCTAATCCACCGAACACAGCACTTAATGCTGTTCCTGAGAATGTTGAAGAACTATCTGTTGCAGCTCCTACAGCAATGAATTTACCAGTTGAATCATCGAAACCGAAGAAACCAACTTTGGCACCTGAACTGTTGTATTTAAATTTAATACCACGGTCTAGGTTATCATCTGAACTGTCATCACCGATTTCAAATACTGGGTCAGCAATAGAAACAGTAGTAGAGTTAACTGTAGTAGTTGTACCACTTACTGTTAAGTTACCAGCAATAGTCACATTATCGGGTAAACCGACTGTGATTGTATTACCTGAACCTGCTGTCTCAATTTCGTTAGTAGTACCAACGATTGAAAGGGTTTCTGAGTCTAAATCGATTGACAATGCACCACCTGTGTCACCTTGGAAATCAAGGTCTTGGGCAGTTACCTGTGTATCGACATAATCTTTAATTGCAGCTGAAGTTGCGATTGTTGTATCGTTGTCGTTAGACCCAATACCTTCTGACTCTATTACTAGAGTTGCAGCTGCAATCGAACCAATAACAACTGCACTTGCAGCTAGTTGGTCTGCACCAACCGCGTCATCTGCAATCATTGCTTGTTCTACTGCGTCATTTGCAATAGTTAATGCACCGTTAGATGCGAGAGTTGCGTCTCCTGAGATACTAACATTATCAAATGAATCCGAACCGTCATGGACAAGAACTTGTCCTGAACTTGGGCCAGAAATATTTGTATCTGTTGCACCAGCAAGAGTCGATGTTGTTGAAGTAAATGATAGGGTTCCACTTCCGTCTGTTGCTAAAACTTGGTTTGCACTTCCATCTGAGCCTGGCATTGTCCATGTTACATTTGAAGTCACCGCGTTTGGTGCTTTCAAAGCTACATAGTTTGAACCATTATCAGTGTCTTCCATAAGTTGTAATGAACCACCTGTAGAAGACCCGTTACCGATTTTAAAATCGGCAGGAGTTGCACTCGAACCAGCAAGTATATCAGTATAATACTTACCACCGATTGCGTGAATCAGGGCAGTAGAGTTATCTGAATCTACTGACTCGATATAAAGTTTTGCACCAGCACCCGAATTAGACCTATCCTGTACATATGCCAATTCCCCTTCTGCAAGATTACTAACAGATGGAGCCGACAGTCCTGTACTTCGTTTAATCTGAATTACTGTTGACATTTTGTATTCCTCCTAGGAATATTATATTTGTTTAATTAAAAGCTTTTATTCTCTTCACTGTCCGAGAAAGATACATCATTAATCAGTCCACTCACTATGTGGGTCGTGACTCACTGAATGTCACCTTGATTGGTATAAGTATTTATACGATTAGAATGTTCCGCCGTCTAAAACATTGGTGGTTTCCCACTTGTCTGTAGAAGCGTTGTATTGAAGAACCCCGTTGTCTGTTTCTGATGCGTTTACATCTGAGAGTTCATTGATTGACTTTGCAGAAATATCAGCTTGCACTGTAGTAGAGTTACCAATTGCAACCTGTTTTGCTCTGATTGAATTTCCTTGTAGAACTCTTGCCTTAATGTTTGCCATGATTACCTCGTTACGCCTGGTGTAAGTATTGCTTGTCCTTCAACAACTCGGGTTGTTTCTGATGACGAAGTCTTTGTGATATTTAGGTCATATACATATCTACCACTTTCTAAACCTGTAGTTTGAGTATCGTTTAGTGATAAAGTTACTTGTCCTTGACTTGCATTAATAGTTGTAGCAAATGTTGCACTGATTGAAGAAGAACCGTATGTTTTTCTCATTTGTGCAGCTGCAGTGTATCCAGTTAGGTCTAGTATCTCTCCAGCAGTATCCGTACAATCTACAGTGATTGCATAGTCTGTTCCTTGATCGATGTATAAATTTGCTATGATTGCCATATTACTATTTATCCTTTTAAGAACTGTGCATTAGGCACTGCATCATGTATTTTTTCTGCAGTTCCACTATCATTCACATGAACAGTCTGTGCTTTTTTAACTGTACCACCATCGTTTACAAAGACACCTTTAACTTTTGCAAGAGGCCCGATGGGTCTTGTAGTTGAATAATTCACCTGATATGTGAAAGGTGATCTATGATCGTAAGTGTAAGTATAACCTTCCTGATATGTACTAGGTGATCTTGCATCTGCAATATAAGGTTGTTGTGCATTCACTGGATGTGGATAAGTGAATGGACTTTGTTTATCCCTAATTGTAGGTTGTTGTGCATCTGCAGTATAAGGATATGCTTGTTGTATATTACTAGGTTGTCTATAATCGTAAGTGAAAGGATTCCTTGCATTCCTCTCATTACTCTCCTGTGCATTTGCAATATAAGGATATGGTTGTTGTATATCTCTAATATTGGGTTGTTGTGCATTCACATCTGTCCTAGGATATGTAAACGGTGATCTATGATCGTAAGCAACCTGTCTAATATGTTGATAGATAGATGGTTGTTGTAAGGGTTGTCTATAAGGTTGTCTTGCATTACCAACATTAGACAATGAAATACTAGGTTGTCTATATGGACTTCGTGATGAAACAGGCTGTCTTGCTGGTTGATTGGTTACTGGCTGCCTGTAAGGGAAAGGTTCACCAATCTGTTGGTTCCATACAGTAGCATGGGTTTGACCTGTAACTGTAAATGGACTCTGTGAACTTACTGGTTGTTGTTTACTGGTCTGCACATTAGATGCATTTGCTTGAAACGCATATGTTTGTGGTGTTATATACGGCCCTTGAACTTGAGTAGATTGAGGTTGTCTAAAATTCAACCATGAATTCAACTCAGGTTCGTAGTTGGAAAAGGGTTGTTGGTTAGAACCTATGTACGGCCCTTGAACACCAACTTGTCTATTACCAATATGAGGTTCTTGTATAGGAGTTCGAGCATCAACTGTATATGATGTTTGTCTATTTACATTTACATCATTGTAAGACTGTTGTTTAATAGTCGGTTGTTGTTTATTCGCTTGGAACTGATATGTACTAGGTGACTGATGTTGATATGTAAATGGCGATTGACCTTGTCTATTATATGTAAACGGACTTTGTACCTGATATATGGCTGGTTGTTGTCCATCTCTAATTGTTGGATGTTGATATGTAAATGGAGATCGACCTTGTCTAATATATGTAAACGGAGATCGATGATCGTAAATTACAGGTTGTCTAGCATTTTTCTGATCTTGATATGTAAAAGGTTGTCTGTTCTGATAAGTGAACGGACTCTGAGCATTTGCTGGATATGTTCCATCAATGTTCCTGATAACTGGTTGTTGAGCGTTTGCTGGTACTTGACCCTGATAGGGTTGTTGAAAAGTCGACCCTGTGTTTATATAAATTTCGTCAGCCATATCATACTACAAACCATAGGTGTCCAGTTGCAGTAGAACCGACACCACTAGGTGCAGAAGATACGATCTCATAATCTAGTTCAACTGAATCACTATTGATTTCTATCCCGTTGGAAGTGTTAACAGCAAATACCCCTGATGATGCGTTGTATGCAAGACCATCTCCACCTGAGACGGCATTTCTTGCATTAGTATCACTGTATTGAGAAGCTGCAGAAAAAGACATTGTATTCGCAGCATCATCGTAAGTAACAGTAATATTACTGTGAGTTCCAGCTGCGATCATTGCAGCCACAGTATCCTGTGCATCTTCGTTTGTATAAGTTGCAGCTGCATTTTGGTTTTCAAATTTACTACTTGATGTATTGTATACAAGTACCTGACCATTTGCTGGAGAGTCTAATGCAACATCACTCAATGCATTTATACTATGAGCACTAATAGAATTTGTTGTTCCTGAACTTCCTGATACATCACCTGTGACATTTCCTGTGACATCACCTGTTAAATTTCCTACTAATGCAGTAGAAGTTATTGAACTAAATCCTGTTCCAACTCCACCAGTAAATTGTGCAGTACCATCAGATACAATTGGGAATTGTACTTTCTTTCCAGCTACTCCTGAGATTAAATCATCTTCTGCAAAAGTTTTACCTGCCAGTTGTAAAGTATATCCTGACTCTAAGACTGTTGTTCTTGAGGTACTATCACCATTAAGAATAACACCATTGGAGTTAATATTGTAAATTGTGTTTTGAGCAGTTTCTGTAAACTGACCACCACCAGCACCACCGACACCACTTTGTGTACCAACTACTGAACCTGTAAAGGTGTAGATTGTAATAATGTCACCAGCAGATGCACCTGAGTTTAAAGTAATTGCACCATATTCACCATTACTTAATGACCCAAGGTTAAAATCGTTACCTTCTATAAGTAGAGCAGAATTTTTAAATACTTGGTATCTACCTGTTCTAATCCTTACAGTTTTACTGTCACTTTCGTGTGATGAGTTAAAAGTTGTCTGAGAACCAGTTGCAGTAAAAGTAAACGAGTCGAAATAGAAAGTCTTTGCTTCTAATTCGTTAATTGCATCGACTATATTTCCTTGATTTGAAATATTACCACTAAGGCCTGATAGTGTCCCTACATCCGCTGCAAGTCCATTATAATTACTTCTAAACTCTTCTAAAGTTTGATTTCTGTTTACTGTTCTAGCCATTGTTATTAATTAATTCCTTTAATAGTCCTTTGATCTCTGTTACTTCTTGTCTTAAACTATTTATCTCATCTCTCTGAGTTCTTAACATTTGTCTTCGCCTCATAGTGAGTCTATATTGTTCAACATCCGTATTAATAATTGCATGAGACTCTTCGTCTCTTATCAAATGTGTATGTCCTTCTACCTTAATACCCATTATGCTAATGCCATACATCTCAATGCAGATACCGCTGGTACTACACATGTATTGTTACCTTGTCCTACGATCTTAACAACGAATGCAGTGAATTCAGGTAAGTCTTCTGCAGTATATTCATACTCTTTGAAGTTTCTCTGATCTACTTCGATTGATTTATCAGGAGCTCCTGTTGTATTAAAGTATTCAAAACCGATATCATCTAAAGGTGTACTCTCGTCTGCTTTGATAATCTTAAACATATATTTAAGATCAGTGTTTGGTGGTCTAAAGTTATCTGCAATAACTTTCAGACTTGTAGCAGGTGTTTTAAGGTTTACCTTTCTTGTTACATAGACAAATGCATTGTTATCACCTTCGGGTTCCGTAGAGGCCGAATATGTGACTCCTGTAGGCACATCTGAACTACTATTGATGTTATTGACTCTGTTTGCAACTGCAATACATCCTATTGTACCCACATCGATAACTGGTGAAACAGTTGTACTTGTTGTGTACATTTGTAGTAGTAGTCTGAATGATCTAACACTTGACATTTCGTTTGTTTCATTTAACGGTGAAGCAACTATGCCTGGATTATCTAAGAATGAATTATCATTCATAGTGATAAAGTTATTCTGAGATCGTCTTACATATGAAGTATCACCTGTTGCAATGTGTCCCTCGGGAGCTTTCATTGCAGTTGATTCTGTACTACAAAGAATTCTTGCACCACCTCTTTGGATGTTTGGAATCATTGTATGTAGTGTGTCGTAGTAGTAGTTTCTATCTGCTTCTACATTATCAGCACCACCGATAGTTGATTCTAATGCAGTGTATCCTGATTTTAATTTGTTTGTTCCGATGTAACTTGATAGATCGACTGCAACATTATATGAGTCAATACCAATATCTGATACTGCACTATAACTTACAAACGATGCACCACCAATTGCATCTACTGGAAGACCTCCTAGAGTTTCTCCCACTGTTTTAACATTAACTGTTAAGTCATGAGTTGAAGTAAAGTTATCAAAAGTAACATCGTCTCCAGCTGCATGTCCTTGGCCTGGGTCTACGATTCTAACATCGGATACCGCTCCACTTGCAATGGTGATATCTACTTTTAGACCTGTTCCACTACCAGTTGTTGAATTCTGAGTTTGGTTACTGTATGTTCCGTCACTTGGTGAACCAGCAAGAGTTGGTGTATCAGTTTCTAATACTGAACCTATTCTATCACCCTTCACTCCTTTTATTTTACTGTTAGAACTTGTATCGTACAATCCATGTAAGTAACTTGAAACTTTAACTGTATTACTTGATGCAGTTGTTTGTATTGGATTCTTTGCAAGTTTAGATACTGGAAGGTCTTCGTTTTCGAAATACAGTCCAGCTGCTACAGAGTTATTAAATTCTGCGATCTTCATATTAAATTTAAGATCGTCTGTTTGTTCTGCAGTCCATGTTGATGCGTTCTGAGACATGAACAATGAACCAGCATATGGTTGTCCTGAAATTGTTTCACCTGTAATTAAATCAGGTTCACCCATTCTTGATATGAAACATTCGTAATCGTTTGAGTTTGAATAAACTACGAAACAGAATTCTTCATTATCATTTACGAATACTGGTGAATCAAAAGTAAATGTTGTCGCTGCAGAACCATCTTCTGATAGATTAACTGCATCAGGGTTTAGTGTTTTAACTGAGAAAGGTAAAACTGTTTGGCCTGGATATCCATTTACCATGTTTCTGATCTCTACTGAGACAGGCATGTGAGTTGATTTTGCTTGGAAGAACAAATCAATAGATGTTAACATCATACCACCACTTGCTTCACATAAGAATGATTGTGCAAGTGGGTCACCCCATCCAAATTCACCTTCAATATTTAAATCTAATCTCATGTTTCTAAAATCAGCTGTGCCTGGCACAAAGAAATTAGGAACTTCAATTGGAAGATCGGGTACTGGGAAGTCTATAACTACCGTTGGTGGGAATGTAGTAGAAATAATTGGGAATACTGGAGGGACAATTGGCCCTGTATTTCCTGTATTTGTATCAGGTACATCGATTGTTATTTCATCTACTGGTTCCTGAGTATCCTGTGGTATATCAGGTGCCTGAGTATCGACATTTGCAATATTTCTTCTCTCACCTGATCTAGATGTTTGTCTAGTTGCTGATTGTCTATCTGTAATTACTATACCATTTCTTGTAGATGTAATCTCAGTTTGTGAACTCTGTAATAATCCTTGAGCTTGATAGATACCAACTCCACGACTCGGTGGGTTAGATAGATTATAGAAAGATGAAGTTACAACTAAATCTCTTCTACCTGTTGGGAATCTTTGTGTATCACTATTAGGTAGTTCATAGAATCCTCTTAGTCTTCCGTTACCATCTGTTTTAAGTCCTGATGTTACTGTAGTTCCACCATCTTGAGAATAAGCTGTACTATGTGGTCTTACAAACTGATCTACTCTTATTCCATCAAAGAAGAAGAAGTGGTTAGTGCCTGGCTTTAAGTTTGTTGCATCGATCTCAACTGTTCTTGCTCTCATGAACGGTATGATTGATACTGATACTATTCTATCGTTTCTTGTTTCTGTAAAATCTTCTACTACAGAAGTTGTTACACCTGTTCTAGTTTGAATCTCAGGTGTCTCTGTAATATCTCTTGTAATTTCTGTTCCTGCTTGCCATGTACCACCTTGTAATGGGTCACCATTCCATGAACCACTTGAAGTTGATTCAACCTCTGTGGATACAGTAGAAGGTGTTCCTGACCAAGTTGTTTGCCATGAGTTCCATACAGTACCCATAGAGTTTCCTACTCCAGCAACAACTGCATCAAAGTTTCCTTCTCTGTTTATTCTGACATCAGGTAATCTATCTGAGTCATTCCAAATATCATTCTCAGGAGTTAATTTAACATTACCAATAAATGCAAAGACATGATATGGGTTAACATTGATATGTCTTGATGATTTATCTTGATTAACATATGATACATTTTGATAAGGTAATGTAATTAGATCACCAGTCTTTTGGTAATTAGATGATGCACTTGTATTCAATGCAATGTCAAAGAACTGAGTAAATGATTGAGGTCTTAACATACCCATTTGAGTATCAATTGCACATTTATAATCGGGATGGTTTACATCACCAATCTTATGGCCTCTAAAGTTATCTACTAAGAATCCTGACTTGAATCTATCAAATCCATCTGCATCTAAAACCTGTTGTGTTTGTGTATCTTTTTCTAATAATGAAAGAGATGTAATTCTTTCTAAGTTTGTAACCCTATTATTAATCTTACCGATATCTTTCATCGTATATCTACGATGGTCAAAACTTCTTACTCTAACATCACTAATCCTTTTAGTAAATGCTGGAACAAACAGTTCAAACAACTCGATTGCTTGATCGATAGCTTTTGGTTTTGTTGGTGTGATGGATGGGTTACCTTGAGATATATCAAATCTTCCATCACTTCTCAAGAATACTTTATCGATTCTTGAAGTATAGAATTCAATATCACCTGTTGTTGATAATGTAGGAACTGGGGTGTCTATTGCACCAGCACCTGTTCCTGAATATACTCTTGAAGTATAATCGAATGGGTCACCACTCAAACCACTTGAAATGTTTGCTGGACTTGTTGGGTCTGGCTGTGTAGTTGAGAAGTTTGTATCAGTATATAATTGTGCAACACTTGGTCTAAAGTCAAGTGAGTCTGATAATTCGAATTGACCATCAGGTTCTAATCCACCTAGGTCTACTTTGTTTGGTGAATAGACTGGAATATCTCCATAGTCTACTCCGTTATATGAGTTTACATCATAGAATTGTCCACCACTTGATGTGAAGTAATCGAACACTATGAGTATTGAATTGTTTGGTGTAGGTGCGCCTGGTTTTAATGTGATCTTACCATGGTCATAGAATCCATCTCTTTGACCATTGTCAAAGAAGTATCTATCAGTAATGTTATCACTACCCGCTGTTAATGTTCCTACTGTTGCAGTTGCATTTGTGGTTTGTCCTACTACACTCTCTCCGTCTGAGAAAGTAAACTGGTTCATGTAGTAGAAGTATGTTGCAGCTCCAGCGTTGTATTTAATGATTCTTGCTTTTGCACCTGATGTTTGTCCGATAATAACTTCTTCTGATTCGGGTAATCCTGATGCAATTGATAATATTGCACTAGGTGGAAGAGGTGTTGAACCACCAATCCCTTCAAAGATACCTCTGATTGCAAAAGTATCTGAAACCCCTAGAGATATTTCTTTGTTATTATAACATGTTCCGTATTTCGATGCACCCGCTACATATGCAGTGTCAACGATTGAACATCTTGATCTTCTTAGTGTCTTATTACTTTTTACTGGTGCAGATAATGTAACTGCATATGATACTATAAAGTCAACACCATCTGAAACTCCTGATACTGGGAATGTATATCTCTCAGTTGTTGCAGTAGGTGAACTTTTAACTGCACTGACTCCTGTTGGGTCAAACTCTTTACCGAGTACATCACCACCAGCTGAGTTACCATTCAAATCAAGTATTGAAATTTGGAAATTGTCTCTTGATAATTGTAAGAATGCTTCGTTATTGTCTGTATCTAATACAATGTTTCCACCACTTGAACGAATTACTTTTTGTTTCTTAACTGAACATTCATCGGGTGTATGTGTCTTAACATAGTCTCTTGGCCATGCAAAGATAGCTGCAGATTGATCTTGATCGTAAATCTTAACTCTTCTTCGAGTACAGTTTGCATTTGCCATGGTTCCAACACTTCCAGTTGCAACTGTTTGACATGCAATATTACTTGCAATGGTATTAATGACTTGTTCGTCACCATCACCGTCAATGATGATATCACCTTCTTTAAGTTCTGAGGTGAATCTTGTTCCGAAACCAGTTACAGCACCTGTTGCAGCGATGGATACTGACCCTGTTAATACGAAATCATCATCTTCTATAATGTCTGCTGTAAAGTCAGCATGAGTTGCATCTGATCTTTCTTGACCAATACCTCTTGCTCTGTCGATGTTGTATGATCTAACTTCGTTTGCGATACCTCTGTAGTTTTCTCCTACAATTGTACATGCAAAGTCCCCATCACCTTCTGAGGTGACTGCATCACCGTGTACAAATATACCTACTACATCATGAACATATAATGCATTTGAGGCATTATCGTATGCAACGATACCTGTTGCACCTGATGTTCCACCAGTTACTTTATCTCCAGCAACAGCTGTACCTGTATGTGAACTGTATCCGATCTTCGTAAACATCTTAGTATCGAATAGATATAGATTTACTCCGTCCTCTGCATCTCCTGATACATCGTGTGCATCTACATATCTAATTCTTGTAAAACCAATATGATCGGTTGAACCTAGATTACCACCTGTTAATTTGGCAGCGAATAATTGACATACTCCAAATGGGTCAAGACCTTGTACTCCTGACTCGTTTCCAAATGAAGGGAATCCGAAAAGGTTTTCTGCTTTAACATAGTTACCTAATCTTGTTGGTGTTTTTGCACCTGTAATTGATGTTGTTGTTCTTGCTTTTGCAAATGGAAGGTTTGTTGTTCCAAGTTTATCTATCTCATACCCTTTTACATATGCCTTGCCCGGCGATATCTGCATGACGAATTTGGATTCGTCACCACCATTTGCTTTAGGGTAGAAACCTCTGTTTGTTGAATCGTCTAAGTGTTCTCTTAAACTATGTGTAAATTGTTGAACTACGAAATCACCACTTGTATCGAATGTT